ATCTGTAATATCATCCATCGCTTGATTAAGCCATTCTATAATCTGAGTTTCGCCTACATTGGGATGATGTTGCTTCACCATCTCAATCATGTTCTTAATAGTCATTTCTCATCCTTAAAAAAGCCCCCCAGTTTCCCGAGGGGCTAATTTATTTAACTTGAGTATGTCGCTTTAGGAATAACTAAAACATAAACAGTTGCTTCTGCTAAGTTGATAGCACCACCTGTGTTATTAGATATTACACAAGTAATGGTATCGGCAGCAGTTACAGCTGCGCTTAGAGTTAAGTCCGCAAGATCAATACTTAAACTGGCGAGGACAAAGTCACCTAGAGCAGCACCAGTACAGGTGACCTCTTTAGCTTCTTCATCTCCATCAGGCATATTACTTGCGTCCCATACAACTGAGCCTTGTAGTAGTTTTCCTTCAGGATGTTTTGCAAACCAATATTTAGCCATTGTAATGCCTCCTATTAGTTATAGCCATACTGCGTGTGTTTCAGGAGCAGTAAACTCATATCCGATATCAGCTTGAATTAAATCAACCCGATAATCTTCACCTGAGTTCTTGATTGTTTTTACTCCTGGATACACAGCCATGTCACGATTTACGCCATTAGCTTTGAGGGCAACAGTTTTACAAGCCTTCATGTTTGCTCCAATCATCTTGACGTTAGTACCATCAAGGTGAATGTCTCGTACACAACGGATTGAAGAACCATCAACATCAAACTGCCTGTAACTTACGCCAGCCATCTTGCCTGAGCCAGAGAACTGCATTGAGTAATTAGGACTCTGTTCAATGTTGTTTTTAGAGAAGCCACCCATTTTAGCCAACCAATTCCACACATTAGTACTACAGTAATAAACTGGAGCAACATGTTGTGCAACTGAATAGCGAGGATCAAAGAATGCACTCATATCATCAAGAAAATCATCCAATGTCTTGGTTGATGTATCTAATGTAAATGAATTCCCGTTATTAAGAATGAAGTTTACTAGACCTTCAGTGTATGTAACACCATCAGCATCTGTCTTTTGTTCACCAAAATAACCAGCTTGACCAATTTCCCAATTCATTTCAGTCATTTTGTCAGCCCACTCATTCTTCCAAGGATTCTCCCCAAATTTGAGAGCCGTTGCCATTGCACGACCACTCATCATTGCGGTTTTCTTGAAGATTTGGGTTAAGCCAAAATCCGTAGTGAAAGGTTGGTTACTTGTTGTATCGCCATATCCACTTAATTCATGATAAGCAGTTCCAGCAATGTATGTACGCATCGGTTCTAACTTTTCAGCTATCGCACTTGCGCCAACTCCATGACTTACATCAGGAATTGTTGCTGCACTAGCTTGATCTTGAAGTGAGACTGGGAATGTTGATCCACTATCTCGTTTAAGAACAGTACCATAAATTGATACCATCGTAGCTATCACGCCTGCGTCTGCACTATCGTATACATTAACTACAACAGGTGATGCTGTTATCTTAACCAAAGCATAACCATTGACACTACCAGAATCAACAGCTGCTCTAGTAGGAATCTTGATTACTTGGTCTTTTAAGAACCAGTTTGGTTGAGTTAGTGGTGCTCCACAAGCGTAATCTGCACTTCTTCCAATCTTATTGACTAGGTTACCATGTGTTTTATAGTCACCTGCAATTAGAAGCTGTACATCTTCAGCAGCTGCTGGAATTGCATCATCTTGACAACCTGTGCCATCGCCTGCATCAGCTAATACAAGTTTTAATGCCGCTGCATCCCAAGCAGAACCAGCAGTTGTAACATTGAGGGCTGCCACTGCAGCAGCACCAGCATCCTTTACCCCAAGCACATATCCATAGCGTTTATAAACATTAGTTGCCCGTTTGATAGCATATTCAAACTTACTATCAGATACAAACTTCTTTTGTTTACCAGCTAGGAGGAGGTGTTGGAAGGGGTCTCGCAGGAAACTGAGCTTTGTGTAGGTGTTTCCGAAGTCGTATCTTCGTTGAAGATCCCCCAGGTCAGGTGACGTCCTGCCCACACGTTGATTTTCATTCCCCGCAGCTAAGTTGTCAGTTCCCCACGGCTGTGTTTGCGTAGGGTGATCAACTGTATGCGGAGTGTCTGTGTATGGTCGAGTTATTCGACTATAATCATCAGCCATTGTTATCTCTCCTTAAGAGTATTTTATTAATCGGAGGATAACTTAATTGTTATCTTATCCGAACAGATTTTCTCCAGTGGAAGTATCACCAAATATAGATTCAAACAACTGTTCCTCAGTTGTTCTTGTTTCTCCTACATTATTGGCATCACTATTACTAGTTGGCATGTTTCGGATATTTCGCATTTGATTCATCATATCTTCTTGAGTAGAGTTCCGAACATTGGTTGCAGTTTTGTCACGATTTAACAAATAATGAATATCATCAAGCGTGAGAGTATGAGTTTTGGCTTTATCAACCATTTGGTCGAATTCAACCTTACCCATATCGTGTTCCTCACGAAATCTTTTTTCATCGATTTGTTTATTTTTCGCATCTTTAGCAACCATTGCTTTTTTCTTCTCAGTATCAAGAACCTGTCCAATTCTTTGTTGAACAATAGAATCAACATGAGCATTCATGACTTTTGCCGAATCTGAATCTGGTTGTGAAACCGCATCATTGGCATCAAACATAAAATCTTCATCTAATTCCAGTTGTTCTTGAATTGTTTTAACAGGAGTTCCACCATTTTTCAAGTAATCTCGAACATGATTTACTAGTCCACTGTCGTTTTTCATTGCTTGAAGAACAGGAACAAAAGGTTCTACTTCTTTATACTGTTCTGAAAGCCTGACAGCTTCTTTACTGCTGTCTGAATAGCGTTTTTTATATGGGTTGCTATCACTTTCCCAAGCATCCGTATTAACTTCGGAGCCAACGCTTTGTTGAACTTGTTGTTCAACTGGCTGGGTTGCCTGTTCGGATTCAGATGGACTATCGTAAGTCACATCATTTATTTGTCTATCTAGAGAGTTAAAAAACTCATTTACTTCAGAGTCTTCAGTTTTTTCCAGTTCAGTTTTTTCTATCAGTATTAAATGTTTCTGCCATTTAATCTCCATTATAGTTATTGTATTTTACTGTTTATTGCTATCACTTTGCAATTCTTTTTTAGCTGCATCTACAACTAATGATAATTCTTTCTTTTTAGTACTTGCCTCATTGCCCATTACATTCCTCAATAACTTCTGCTCAGCCTCAGTTTGTCTAAATTCATCTTTTCTATCACCTTTTACCTCTTCCTTTTGTTTATTGATTTCCATCTCAGCCTGCATAACTTTTCCTTTAATACCAGCTTGCACTAATTGTCTTTCAAGAGTTTCTATAGTTCCCTCACTATCTTTTAAAGTTTCTTCCATCTCAGAAATTTGTCGCTGTGCCTGAGCTAACATAGATTTTCTTTGAGCTATTTGCTCTTTATTTCTTATATCAGTTTCAGCAAGCACAGCAATATCATCTACAACTCCAAATTGCAGCAATTCTTTCAATTCTGCCAGATATGCCCATCTATTAATTGGCAATGTAGAACCAGCAACTACACGAACATCAGCTTTCATAGTAGATAAATCCATAGATTTCCCTATTGCTTTTCCCATATCATTATAAATTGGAATATTAATTTCCTGTTCTTTATCGTCTTGTAAAGCAGATGGTTGTATAATGCGAAATCGTTTATTTGCAGTATATGCAGCCTGACAAAATTGCATTACAACTCTACCAACTTGCCTAAGAGCAGGTTCAATACTATGTTTCATCCATTGTTTAACACGACGGGTGCCGTATTCATCTAATGCCAACATACCTCGAAAAGTTTCATGTTGTTGTTTAGTATCCCCCTGCATGGAAGCATAAATTCCAGCTAGGTACTCCATGTCCGCTTTTCCCTCTTGAACCATTGTGAAAAAAGCATTTGATAATGGTGCTGGCATTACTGGGGTAGGTCTTTCGGAGCCAGGTCTTACTGGAAGTAATGCACCTGGAGATGAAGAGTACTGACTCCAAACCTCCGTATCAAGACTCCCTTCTTCGTATAACCATCTCAAAGAAGAACCAAGAGATGCATTATGCACCATTATCTGATGTGACTTATTTATTTCACGTTGTTTCCCAACAAGAGGAGAAACTGCGGACATTGGATATGGAGTACCTGTCCATTTAAAATGAAAAGGAACTATAGGATAATCTTTTATAACCTCTGGGAAGACTCTTTCATAAATAAATGTATCTCCCACAACACAAGTTAGTTTTACTCTATTTGCATAAAATTTAACAGTATCAACAATCATTGATTTAAATGTTTGATCTTGAATCATTATTTTAAATTCTTTTTCACTTATGACTTGATTTTCTACCTTAGATATTTCATTTTGAAGCTGACTCATATACTCCTGTTCAAAAGTTTCCATTTGTGAAGTCATTAAATCTTGAGCCTTCTTCATTTCAAGTTCATATCTTTCTTGAAGCATTTCACCAGATTCTACAGCAGCTCTCATTTCTGCTTCCTGTTCAGCCAACTGTACTTGCATTTCCTCAGCCATCTCCTGCATTTTTACTTGGACCATTTCATTAATTTGCTTTAATTGTTTTTCATCTGGTGGTATTCTGTAAAAAACATTTATAAATGGAAGTTTTATCTTTTCATATAACTCAAAATATTCTTGGACAACATCTTCCTTACCTTCTAGAGGGTCTATAGATAAAATTTCACTATCATCAGAATAAAAGTCATGCTGATCTTCATCCATAGACCTAGATGAAGCAGAATCATAACTCATATGCTCACTTGAAGCCTTTTTAATTTTAGCAGCATATTCTGGATATAAACTTAATAAATGACTTTTTGGAAGAACTTTTCTGATTAAAATAAAAGCAGCATCTCTAAATAAAATATCTCTTGATTTAGGATCAATAAAAATATCAAATGGCTCTGGTTGTTTCATTATAATTTCACCCATACCATCATCCATATCTGCATCAATATCAATAAGCATATATCCAATTGATTTAGTAACACAATTATTTATAATATTAGAATACATTGTATCACCATCAGACAAATGCCAAACATAATCAGCTAAATCACTAAAAACAGCAGCGACATCAGCATCACTTCCTTCTGCTCCAATAGCCTGCCACCTGGGATTGTTCGCAGTTGCGTAGTAATTTAACATTTCAACTACTGGGGAAATTCTATTAATAGTAAATGTCGGCATTCCCTGTTCTTCTAAATCTGTTTGTTCTTTCGCAGATAATTGATTATCATTGGAAAATTCAAAACCTTTTTGATTTATTCTCTTCCATTGCCATCTTGTAGGAGAATCTGCCGAATTGTATAATGCTCTTATTCTATCTGCTGTTTTTATTTTAGCCATAACTAGTTTCTGCCCATAATACTATTAATAATTCTTTCTGGAATACTTTTGTCAGTCATGTCTTTATAATATTGCCAAGCTTCTTTATCTGATATCATTTTACCAGATTCCATTCTTTTCGATGCTCCTTTATATAAAGCACCTTGAACAGATAAATCTTTCGGTCTATACCATTCATCAGCTGTGGATGTAACAAATTTTCTTTGATCGTCTTTATCTAAAAATGTATATAAACCATGATGAGTTCTACCATCTTGTTTCGAAACTATTTGTGCTAATTCATTAGGAGCATTATATACAATTTCTTCAAATTTTTCTCTTCTTTGGTTTGGTCTTGAGTAATCTCTTCCATCTTTTTCATACATTTCATAACCCATATCTTTTTCAGCACTTACAGTTTTATCATATGTTTCATGTCCCCTACCTTTTAATATTAAACCCTCATCTTTTCCAGAAGGAACCCTACTTGACCATTTACCCCTTTTATCTGGTTTCATCTTATTACTTTCAGCAGTTCTATAGTCATACCCAGACCCTTTAACATCAAATGGTGGTTCTGGAGGACCAACAAACTTATCTTCGTCCTGTTTTGCCATTGAAGGTGGCTTTGGTGGTGTCCCATAAAGTCCCATAATTAACTTCCTTTTAATTTAACTTGTTCTATTAATAAATTTCTTTTCTATTGAGTTATCATCGCTAGGATAATTGAGTAAGTCAAGATATTCCTTCTTTTCTCCCTTCTTATCGTAATCTTTATGAAAACTTTCAAGAGTGTTATCTTCTCTGTACATTCCATGCTTTCCATGTTTCTTTACATCTTTCAAATATTTTTTCATGAATCCAAATAAACCTCTTTCACGAAATTGTTGAACATGAGGAAGTTCATTTTCAATATCATATTTTATTCTATTTTGTATTTTTTCTTCAGTCTGTTCATAACTATAAGGATTGGGCATAGGAATATCAGTACCTGGATATTTTTTATTCCAAGTTGACTTTTTACCGATGTCTTTTCTCCACTCATCATATAGTTCTCCACCTCCTGGCATAAAAATAGTATTTCCAACCACAAAATCATCCACTCCACGTCCAGAGACTTTCCCTATAACTTTTTGCATCCACTCAGGATAACCTCTAATACTAATTCCATGTTGCCCAGCCCACTTACCAGTTTCTCCTGTCCACTCAGGATTTTTTCTTTTTATTTTACCAAGAAATTTAAAAATATTATTCGTCTCTCCCATTATGCGACCACCCAACTTTTAGCTCTTGGTTTATCTTTAGACCAATTACCCTTTTTGTCTCGTATATTATTCATGGGAGGATATGAATATTTACACGCATAAGCTAATGCATCAATAGTATCATCATGAGCCATCCTTGGTCCAAATGTGATTATCTCTCTCTCTAAATCATATTGAGTTTTCTTTAAATGTATCTGTCCAACAGCAAATCTTTGAGCAAGTATCTCCTGTATCCTATCTCTTTTACTCATCCTATTCCCAGGTTTCTCTTCTTTAAACCCAATACTAAAATCATTTCTTCTTCTCATTTCTGCCCTAATAGCTTGAAATACTGGTTTACTCATAGCAGTATCTTCAATAGTAAACAATGATGGATTATAAAAAGTGGAGTAATCAAATATATAATCTACAATACCTTTTTGGTCAGTTCCTGGGATAGCAAGCACTGGTAAACCCCTCCTTCTTTCATAATTCAGTATGTATATATTATTATTAGGGGTTACAGCAACAACAATAATAACACTGAAGTCACTGTCTCTCCTAGCAGAATCTGTTGCTGGGTCTACTCCAACAAATGTAGCACATGGTTGGACATCTTCTCCATCCACCTTTAAAAATGTCATCCCAGTTTCTGGTTCTTTAATAAATTCCCCATCCCAATAATGAATATGATCTCTCGTAAAGATAGAATCTTTAGAGGATTGAACTTCCATCATATATTCTTGATAGAATTTCTGTGGAGTACCGCTATCTGCATAAAACTTCTTTTTCCTCTTCATTTCTTCATGCCCAAACCAGCTTGGCCAAAGGGGTGTTCCATCTTCTTGGATTGCTTTATATGTAATAACCTTCCAACTGAACGGCTGGTCCTCCTTCCTCGCTTTCTCATATCCAACTAAAATCTTCTGTATAAATGAATCATAATGTACTGGTGTGCCATTTATTCTCAATCTGCCGGTCTTTGGTTCAAGTGCGGGGAACACAACAGCTGTCACTAGATTTGAAATCTTGTTTCTTGCTTCTGGAGTAATTGTATTATTCTCGTCTTCAAAATCATCTAATACAATAAGGTCATATCTTTTATGAAGCTTTGCACCTCCACGAATACCAGACAAATTTGATTTAGATATCAACTTACATCCATTAATCAATTCTATATCATCCTCAGTCCATTTACGCCCCTTTAAATCACCAAAATAGTATCTAACGGAATCATTATATTCAAGATGGTATTTTACATAATCTAGATTAGGTACACTAATTTTAGAAGAAGCAGCAACCCATCCATAAAAAAGAGGTTCTTGAGTAAAAACAAAGTCATGTAAGATATTAGCCTTAGTCATAACTGTTTTTCCATGACCTCTAGGCAAAATAACACCTAACTGCCTTATCTTCTCATCCATAACAGCATCCGCTACTTCATAATGAAAAAATGGAGTTTCTGAACGCATAAAATCATCTGGTAAGAATAATTTACCAAATGCAATTAAGTCATTATGTGCTAATTTTAATGTTTCTTCCGCCTTTGAGACGTTTCTTGAATTTATATTAGCCATTTACACCCATAATTTAAGCTTATCTACTAAAAATGGTCAAGTTTTCTTCTGTTTTTTAATCTTATAACTTGTTCTTAGGTAATTTAAATATTCGCAAGCAACTAATGGATTAAATATTGTAGTAACTAACCTATTGTCATCATCATCATATCTTGGGTCTATAATAGTTACTGGACAATTAAATATATTCTTATCATCTAATCCTAGTTTGTCAGCATAATTATCCATTATTTTAAAAGATGCAACTTGAAGAGCATGGCTTATTAGACCAGAGGCTGGGTCTTTAACAACTTGATAGCCAGCAACATGAGTATGACCACAAGTTAAAATATGGTCTTTCCATCCCATTTGAGCAGCTTTTGCTACGCCATGAGCAGAATTCCACATACTATTACCCTTCCAAGTATGTCTAGCATTTATTCTAATTTCTTTTCCATTAGGAAAGACTAGATTCATTCTTGCTCCCCATCTTTCATATAATCCCTTGTGGTCACGCATGATGAATTCTAATGGATCACCATCCCCACTCCACACATCATGATTACCAGCAACTAAATATAACCAGTTTACTTTATTTACAAAGTACTCAGTTAGTTTCCACGATTCTTTCGCAGAAGTCGATTGTTGACCATATAAAAAAGCCAACCTGCCAACCCAATTATTTTGAATGTCTCCAAGATTACCGCTATACATACCATCGGTTTTATTGAGAGCATCCATGTAATGAATAATTTGTGATAAATCAGTTCCATCGTCATCAACATGAGGGTCTCCAAAATGTGCAATACCTATTGGTCCATCTATCTGGATATCAATATTTATTAATTTCTTAGTTTCTTTTGATTTTAACTTTTGATCATATTGCTTTTTTCTATATTCTATAATTTCCTCTACAGGAACAAACTCTGGGTCTCTATCTGCGACTGTAAATGGTGAATTTTCAACAATAGCAGGGTCTACCGTCTTTCTTCCACAAGCGTTACAATGCCATGTTTGTTTTTTAGAGTTAGTAGAATAAGAAAATCCATCTTTCCTCATAGCCCTTGCCCCACATGAAGGACATCCTATTATATTACCAGAATCATCCTTTCTGAAATCATCTACAACTTTATCATTATGATTCATTTTTTATCTCCAGAGGTCTTGAAGCCTTATCTATTTGCTCGTCAGAAAACCCCTGGAAAACTGCACCCGTCAACTGAGTGACTCTTGTAGTGTTTTTATCCTCCAAATCTAATATATCAGATAATTTTGTAACAGCTTTTAGTCTGGTCTCATCTCTCTCAGACGCCTCAGCTATATCCTTTATTACTCCCAATACGTATTCTGGAGTTATCCCCAATTCATTCACTATAGGTTCTAATTCTTTCTTCATAGCAGTTTTTATCCTATCTGTTCTTATTATTGTCTTAGCCTGTGATAAAGCGTATCTCTCATCATTAGTAGGAAAAGCTTTCAGATATGCATCTCTCATTGGGATGCCACAGGCTAGATACTGTACAAATAATTCTTCATTGTTTGTTAATTTACGTCTTTGTTCTATTAAAGTCTGCGAATATTCTCCACTAAAAGAATATATATTTTTTCTCTTAGAAGTATCCAAAACAGCAGATTTTGTACATGGATAAGTACCAGTACATGTACCAATATAATAAATAGACCTTTCCTTTCCTCTGGCTTTTTGCATGACTCCTCTTCGTAAAATTTGGATGACTCCCCCATCATCAGCCATAATCCATTCACCAATATCAGCATTTCTCCAATCCTTGTTTGATATGTGAATGTTAGAAGGAACTTCTGTTAAATCATCAAAAACCTGGTGGTCTATTTTGTTGGTTTTGTAGTTTCTCACTCGAATCTGATACTAGCATTTCTATTAATTCACTTACCTCTTTTGGTATCATATATAATATTCCATCTACAGTTATTGGCACTTGCTGTTTTTGAAGATTTTCAAGAACAAACTCTTGTCCTCGCTGTGTCATTCCAGCTATTTCTTCTATGAGTTTTGCCATATTATAATTTACTGCTAAATAACTACCCCTACATATATATTATATAACTCTTAAATTTTAGTAATCATTCTTTTAGCCCACCCACACACCCTTGAAATTAAGGTATATGTCAATAAAATAAAAGTAATTAAAATTCATGAATAATAAATGTTTTTCATGTATTACTGGTATTACTATGTAATCTCCTTATTTTATGCAAGATATATGATGTTTTTCTCGGTAGACCAAAAGTAGACCAAAAGTAGACTAAAGTAGACCAAATCTTATATTTTATGTGTATTATATACCAAAAATGATAAATAACTGATATAATTTTATATTGATATTTGGAAAACAGATATCCATATTTCAAGGAAGAATGTGCGATATATACTACATTCCCAAAATTGGGAACTTTGAAAAATTGTGCCATTTTAGTGTGCGTCATTATATAAAGTACATACCCCTTAACAGGGGATTTTCATCTATCGATTTACGTTAATTTCCGTTTAATATATACTTTTCGGAGTTATAAACATACTAAAGGAGTATACCTATGCCTATAACAAGTTCATCATCATGGGAGAAGACCCATCGAGTTCGTGAAGGTCATTTCGAGATTGATTGTAATGACCCGAGAGGAATGCAAGCAGTTGCTGATGCGAACAAAGCAGTCCTACAAGGTGACGATGACAGAGCTATTTCTATACTGTCGTTGAATTCCGCTGTCAAAATAGTTGACACGACACCTGCTGAACTACCAATTGAACCTACTTTCGACATGAAAGCTAAAGGTTTGACTGGAGCGACAAAGAAAATAGCAAAGTCAATGGTTAAGCAGTACATCAAGCAGGGTTGGAAGTTTGTATAAGTATGATCATACATTTGGCTCTCATCATTTGATGGGAGTCATTTGTTATTTATTCTTATTAGTAATTTATTTGTATACTACTGAGGTTATTTAGAATATAGATATGAATGGCTATTATCTTATAGATGAATGATTTCCCTTTAGTATTACACGCCTCTATGTAATATATATATGTAACTTATACTTAACAGTACATGGCATCATAGTCAAGCCTTCTCGTGGCGATGCTGAACCAATACACACTTCCGTAAGTGTTTTGTATTGACTAATTGATAACACATTCATTTCTCACGGAGAGTTATGGATGGGCGGTTGCAAACACCGTAGCTCGTTGCAGACGGGAATGAATGGAAGCAGGTCACTCTCCAGTGATTTAATTTCCAAAGACTCGGCACCTGGGTTCCAACCTATTGGAGGGGTGTAAAAGAGTTGGAGGTAAAACCATCCCGTCTCAATGTAGTTAATTTTGATTTATAAACAGTCTAGAAAGGACTATAACCAAGAATTTCTTTAATCAATATGGAGGGCAATATCATGTCTATTGGTAAAACTGGTAATTTGTGGTATGTATTTGATACGTTATCACAGATTATTATCGAGTATTCCATTGATCTTAGTTATCTGATACATCGTTATCCAGATGCTTTATGTCCTTGGGACTAATTTATAAGGTTTTTACTTGGGGTTGCTTTTGCTAATATGTCAAGGATCAAGAGTATTTTGTCCATAAATCAAATACCCCAAGAAACTTTTATAGGTGAATTACAGCCTTAAATGTATTCGGGAGCATATTCTCGTTAAATAAACCTAGAAATGGGAATAAAGTCGAAAGTCAGTTAGGTCGGGCTAGTAGGCGACATTTTACGGAATGTTTGAATATGCAAGTACATATTGCAATTTACCTGCGTAAGTCTCTTTGAGCAACGTATGGTTGATTGTCTTGGCTTGGTAAGTGTCGAGTGAGATGGTAACATCAATAAGGAAATGTACAGATTCTGAGGAAAGTACAACAGCTGCCCTTATAAT